GGTTCAAGTTGCGCGGGCACAGGGAGGAAAACCCGCTTGAGGTGCAGACGTGGACGTCGAAACCACTCTGAGCAAGACCAAGGTAAACTTTTTTCAAAGAAAATGCAAATAGCTGCATTTAGGGGGTTGTACCTATGTTAACATTGTGTTAACTTAAGGTATAAATCAACAGGGGCTGCGGCCCCGCAACGCTCGGGAGGGCAACATGACTATCAACGAACTCATCACCTACTTAAACGAAATGCCATCATCTGGCTTTGCTTTGCACTGCTACGACGAAGACGATGACTTCAGCGATGACGACGATTGGGTCGATACCGCGTCACCATACACACGCAACGACGGCGGTCGCGCCGCGTCAGGCCGCAAGGGCAGCGCCGGAGATTGCGGCGTGCGTGCAATGGCCATCGCGCTGGGCCTCGACTACGACGCCTGCTACAAAGAGCTGGCCCAAGCCAACAAAGACGCCGGACGCGCCAAGTCAATGCGTCGTGGCATTATGAAATCAGACTTTGACAAAGTGCTGGCGCGCTACGGCTGGGTCTGGCACTCAGCGCCAAAGTTTGACGGGCGCAAGGCGCGCTGCTCAGACATGCCAGCGGGCGCTGTCATCGCGCGGCAGTCTCGCCACTTCGTCGCCGTCATCGACGGCCAGCCGCATGACACTTGGGATTGCTCCGGCAAGATGGTCTACGGCTACTGGCACAAAGCCTAAACGACCCCGCGTATGCCCCTGCGAAGGGGCGCGCCCCACCCGCCAACCTTAGAACCAAAATGCATCGCCGTGTGGTCTGTCGCCAAAGACAGGCACACGGCGTCGGCGCGATCTGGTGAGGCAACGCGCCGCTTCTTCATGCTGTCCTTGCTCTCGACCTGCATCTTACCGCTCGACGTGAAATGATATCGCGGCGCCGCCAGCTCAGCATATAACGCGTCGTCACGCGGCAGCTTAACATCCATACCCTCCAGCCACGCCTTTGCCTTGAACCACAGCTCCGCGCGCAGGTTCACATATGTCTGGTTCGCCGCAGCGCGCTCCGACACGTTCAAGCCACGCGCCGGCAAGCCGATCTCGCGCAGCCGATCCAGCACGCCGGCGCCAAACCCGTTGCTATCCACAATGATCTCCTGCGGGCGCTTGTCAACCGGCAGCGCGTCATATTCCGCCTTCACGGCGCCCGTGAGCTGCATCAAATCGAGGTTACGCCACACGCTGAGCGGATGCACGACGGGGCCCTGACGCTTAGCCAAGACAGACGCATCGCCGCCCTGACGCGCAACATCCAATCCCCATATGCTCGCCGTGTTCTCATGCACACGCACGTCGCTGGCCATGGCAGCCTCGATCAGCGAGACAGGTATCACCGTGTCCTCTTCGGATGGCGGGAAATTACCAAGAACGCGCACATGATAAGCGGGGCTATCGATTCCGTAGCGGCGCTGCATATCCTCCACAAAGTCATCGCTGACGCGCGGGCTGTCAACGCAGGAGACATGCATCGTGTGCCAGTCATCGCGCAGCCGATTGTGCGTCTCGTAGAAGAACCCCGTGTTACGCGTGGGGTTGCCCGTCAGCACCGTCGTCGCCGTGTGGCCCGACATCGACCCACTGGCAGCCTCAAACACCGCCTCGGGTATCCCGCTGGCCTCGTCAGCCAGAAGCAGCACAGAGGGGCTGTGAACGCCGGCGAGGGCCTCGGGCTGCTCGGCGCGGCTGGTGCGGCACGAAATAAACGTGCTTTCGGGGTGGCTCTTCAGCTCGATCCGATCAGACTTCACCTCCAGCAAACTGTCAAACGGCGGCTTCAGCCTCTTGGCCAATGCCTTCATCTCAGCGAACAGCGCATCAAACAGCTGCGCGCTGGTGGGCGCCGTGACAACCGTCTTGCTCGGCACGCGCATCAAAACGTGCCACAGGGCAGCCATGGCAACGCCGGTACTCTTGCCAACGCCGTGGCCGCTGCGCACGCTCACGCGGCGTATGGCAGGCGCTGAGACGGCGTCAAGCAGCTCAACCTGCCACTCGTCGGGCTCGATGCCAATGACCTCCTCGGCAAAGCGCACAGGGTCATCACGATAGCGACGCATGAGCGCCAGAAACGGGTTATCGCTGGGGGTGGGGGTGCTGGTCATTTTTCGCGTGGCTCCTATTTTTCGGGAAACGTGAAGGGGTGGGGGGTATGGCGGGGGTGCGTGGGGGGGTCATTGCAATTGCACCCCGCCGCGCCGAAAGAGGGGGGGGTCAAACCTGACCATCCGGTCAGGATATAGCCCCAAAAACGGCTGGAATCGCATAATCGTTATTATGTTAAATTTATTATGCAGCAATATCAGCATGTTAGCGTTTTACAACTATTTAAAGTTGTATCGTTGCCATCGTTTCCGGCGTAAATTCGCCCCAATCTTGACCGCTTAGTCAGGTTGATGTATCCGCACGCGCGCGTTCGCGTCTCTGCATTGATGCGCAAAATCGCCATCAATCGCCATCCTCGTCCACGATCTCAGCGTCCTCGACGTCGTCCAGATCGCCAAGTAACTCCGCTGCCTGCGCGTGCAAGTCGTTCACGCTGATGTTGATTGCGATGTCCTTCTGGCGCACGTCGTATTGCTGGTTAAGCTTCGACGCGATCCATTTGTCCGTGTCCACTTGCAGGCGTGACACGTTCACTGTCGCCGGATCTGCTTTCTGCGCCGTATCAACCGCGCGTGACGCGAAGAAATGCCCAGCGGCTTCCTGCGCCGCTCTGTAACGATCCTTGCGCCCACGCTCAGCGTCGAGCCACTTGTGCCACAGCTTCCAACCTACATCCAGCTCGCCAATGATCGTAGACACGGTTTCACCGCGCGCCATCCTCTCGAACAGCGCGTCTTCGCCAACCGCATTGATCGCTGCGATCTTCGCCTTGCCAATCTCACCCATCGCCAGCCTCCAGCTCACCCGCTATCGCAGCGTACCCGCACACGTCCACCCAATTATCCGAGTGATCGCTTGAGCGCGAACGCGATACCTTGAGCAGCACCATCATTGCCGCCACATCCACCTCAGTCACGGGCACGCCGAGATATGCTGACCACATGCCAGCAATGGTCGCGTGCGACGCCTTTGCGGAGCCATATGTCCGCTGCCTGTCGCCCGTGATCAGATCGCCCGCCGTCCGCAAAATATCTTCCCTCGTTACCATGGAATATCGTCCTCTATGTTTCCGTTGCCACTTTCGTCTACCACACGCGTCACCTTTGCGTTGGGAAACGTCTCAAACGCCTTCTGCAGGAACGCCTCGCTGAAATGCTGCTTCAGTATACACGCCGCATCCTCGAACGAGTAGACCACCCACTGCGGATGCTTCTTCCGCAGATCAGCGCATCCCTGCCTTGCGAAGCACACGATCTGCCCGTCATCCACCTCCACGCACCAAGCGTGAGGCGACAGCGGCTTGTGCCCCGCCTGCGTCGCCTGCTCCTCCATGCGCTGCCAGCCAACCATAAGCTGCGTGGCAATCTTATTTGTCCGAACGGCATCCTTATCGACCACCGCCTGCTTCAGCGCCTCATAGGCTGCCTCGAACTTACCTGCCAGCTCAGGCGTAACCAGAGACGGCAGTGTATCACCCCACCGCTCTGTCATTTCCCTCGCCACCCGATCCAGCGGCTCAAGCTGACCCCAGACCGACGCCGGTATAGGCTCCGTTCTTTCACCAACCGTAAACTTGCCCTTCGACGCTATTTGCTTAGCTGTGGGCCGACGCCCCTTCTTAACAGCCATGACCATGCCCTCCCGCACCTTTCACCGCACCCAGAATAAATACGCCCGCACCTCTCTCCGCACTTTGCATATATATATGCAAGAGGTGCGGCGGAAGGTTTTGAGCATTATTTACCGCACCTACCGAACCCCGCCGCACCACAAGTGCGGTAAGTGCGGTAGCGATATTACGACCCATCACTTCAGCACCTTGAACGCTGAAATGTCCCAGTATGCCATTGGCTCCCAATCCTGCTCGTCTCCACGCCGATCAGAGCCGCCCCAATCCCAATATAGGTTTGCTCGCTCTGGCGGTGGCAGCTTGCACATGCCCAGATGGTCAGTCCACTGAACGATCAACATGCACGGCAGCCCCGTCACGGCTGCTAGGTTATACGCCGACTGCACCTTATGCATCCCAATCATAAACGTCGGATATTGGTGCATGGCATTTTTTCTCTGACGCATCTCAAAGAACGCCTTGGCCTTGCCGTCTAAGATCCCGACGTAATCTATGTAAAGCTTCATCGGCATCTTGTGCATCGTCAGCTTGTACCTTGCGGCGATAAAATCTGCCATCGCCTGTTCGTTTTGACGGTCTGCGTCACTTTCATATATTGGCCTGTTCATATTCCAGCCTCCTCTCCTGTTATCCATTCACCCACCACAATGCACGGCACTTCCCTGCCGTCACGATTGCTGTGCGCCATTGCCTTGCGCAGCACGCCCGACGACAGCCATTTCTTGATGACGTCGCGCACCTTCGCCTTTTCGTTTTTCTTTTCCATATCGAGATCCAGCACCTGCGCCACAGCGTGGCCCACCCACGCCTTTGCCTGCGCGCTTTCACGCAGCGGCTCGCTGTTGGCCTCCGCCTCACCCACCACGCGCTGCACGGCCATCGTGTGCCGCGCTGTGATGCCCTCGAATAGATCCGGCAGCGTAAACTCGGTGGCCACGCCGACATATTCCATGTTTGGAAGCTGCACGCCCACCATGCGCCGGTAGACCGCCTTCGCGGCTGGCGGTGCCAAGTTTGCCTTGCCGTCGTCCACGCGGAATATGCCGAGGCTCTCATCCTCAGACACGCCCAGCTTCTGCGCGTCTTCCGCGCTGATCTTGTTGATGACCCGCGCCGCACGCGCCGCCCCGATCAGCGACCCCGCGCCCCTCACGCTGTCCACGGTTGCCTCGTCGCCGTTGCCCTTGCGGATGTGATGCACCAGACCAGCGGCGCAATCTGTCTCGTCGCAGACGCTACGCACGGCGCTGACCGCCGCGTTCATGGCCACGTTGTCATTTTCGTTTATCATATTGGCGCCGACCCACGGGTCGATAAACATGACGCCGATATTGTTCTGTTTGATCATCTTGGCCATGTAATCGAGCATCTCGTCGTTTACCTCGGTGCCCTCGCGGCCCTGATTGGCGAAGACCATGTTGAGGCTTCTGCCGGCGTCAAGGAACAAGCGCCCTCGCACCTCTTCCGCCGCGATGCCATAGTGCAGCATCGTCGCCGCATATCTGCGCTGCATTTCCTCCAGCGGGTCTTCCAGATTGATGACCCAGACGTTGCACCGCTCATGCACCGCCTCGCCAAGCAGCGGCTTGCCCGTCGTGATGCATAGACTTTCCAAAATTTGTAATGACGTTTTGCCAACGCCGCCCGCAGAGGCCAGCACGCTTACATTGCTGCGAATGTAATGCTGGCCGTAAATCCACCGACGCGCCGGTATGGATGCCGGATCTACGGGCTCATATGGCGTCGGCCACTGGCGCTCGCTTGCGATGCGCTCCTGCTTCACCTCCTCGACCGGCTTTGCCAGCGCCAGCGCCTCGCGCAGCTTCTCCGCGCCCGCTTCCTGCAGGTAGTCGTTGGCATCTTTTACGTTTTCCACGCCCAGCGCGTCGAAGCGCACGACGTGGACGTCGGTGCTGCCGTCGCCGCGCAGCACGTCTGCGACCGCCTCCACGTCGAGGTCAGGGTCTGCGCAGATCGTGACGTCGCTGGCTCTTGGCGCGTTAAACGTTTTCATGCCGGCCTTGCCAAACGTGCAGACGATTGCTGCGTCCGCATGATCTACGATAGCCTGCCTGACGCTTAGCGCATCCTCTGGCCCCTCGACCAATATGATCGCGCCGCCTTCATGCTCGTCGCCGATCCGCATGGCGTTGCCCACCAAGCTGCCGCGTGAATATTTGTTGATACCGTTATGCTCGCGCTTTTGGCCATCCTCTGTAAGCAGCACCGACTGCACGCCGCACAGCTCGCCCTGCTCGTTTGTGGCGGGGAACATAATCGCTGGCCCGCCATAAATGCTGGGCGAATACCGAGCGACCCCAGCCGCTGTGCCTGCGCGCATCCCGCGATTGTTCAAATACAGCAACGCCGGTCGCACGGCGTCTTTATTCTCCCGAGATATCGGCACGCTACGCTCCCACGCCTCTTGCGCTTTTGCGATTTTTTCGGCGCGCGTTTCCTCGTCTCGGATCAAAAGCTCCTTACTGGCCAGTCTAGCGATCAGGCGATCCATCTCTGACGCTTGAAACGGCACGGCATCGTCGCCGTCCAACTGCTTGGGGTTTTCGCTGCCGCGCTTGAAGCCGCTGCCAATGGTTGCCTTGATCTCTTGATCCGGCAGCCCGATTGCCTTAGCCGCCGTGTGCAAGTCTATGACGCTGCTATCAATGTTGCTGGCGTCCATGTGCGCGTGCCGACCCAGCGCGTATGCCGCGAGGTTCAGCGCCTCGTTGCGGCGCCCCTTCGGCGCCATGGTAATGTCAGAAACGACGCTTTCCCGTACCTTTTCAAAATAGTTTACGCTCATCTGTTTTCCCCGCTTTTATGTTGCCACGCCCGCCGAAGCGGGCGCGGTTGTAACTTTTGTTAGAACGTAAAATCGTCCGCATCTACAACGTCGGCCACGGGGGCTGGCGCCGCAGGAGCTGCAGGAGCTTCGCTGGGGGGCGAGATCCATTTAACGATGGTGAAGCCCAGATCGTAGGTGTTCCCCTTTCCAACAGCCACAGGCGTTGACGAAGTGACGCTTACCACGGGGATCATCCCCTGATTAAACTCTGGCGCGTTTTCCGCCTGATTGTACAGCTTGGCAATAAACTGCCCCGTGCCGTAGCTGTTGTTGCTGAACTGGGCCTTGGTGCCGTCAGACGTCCAGCAATTTACGTCAAAGCCTTGCTTGTAGGCAGGCTTGCCCTCCGCGTCTATCTCGGTTGGCTTTGGCAGCGCACGGTTTGGCGACGGCCATTCCTGCCAATCGCGCTGTCCGATGGCGATCTTCAGCCATCCAAATTTTACGTTCTTGACATCAATGGCGATGCCCCTGACCATATCAAGCTCGACGGGGTCACCGCCTGCGTGCATCGTCCAGCGGTTTTGTGGAAGGTTTACGCGAATGTAAGCGTTGCTGCTATCGCCTGATGCTTCACCGAAAGATATTGGCATGTGTGTCTCCTTGACTTTGTGTGCCCGTGTTTATGCGCCGTGTGACGCCGTGAATTTGAACGCCCAGCGCGGTATCTGAAGCGTTTGCAGCTCCCCATACCCGTATCCCCAGACGCCCGTGTTTTGCGCTATTGCAAATTGCTCTAGCGCGCTCTGGACTGCAGCATCGCCTTCGTTAAGCGTACTCCAGTCTAGCTCGTAAACTCCAACAGGGTAAGGCGCTTCTTTGCCTACGCTGATGAAGATAAATCTGTCTATTTCATGGCCAAGCAAGCCCATTGTCCGGCGGTAGAAGGCTTCTTGAATATGATACCCAAAGTTGGCAACCTGCTTGGCAAAGCCTTCCGGATCTGGCGCTATCGTCGTCTTTAGATCGATCAGAGCCCCGATGTCACGACGCCACCCGTCCGGACGCACGCGCATGTTGACGCCAGTGCGGTCATCTTTCGCAAACAGGCTGGCCTCGCAGATTAGATCGCCAGTTAAAAGCTTGGCCACCTCCTTGTTGCTGCGCACCGCGTTTGCCGCGTCTACGGCGATCTTATAGTCGCCTTCCGTTAGAAGCAGCGCGCCGTTGGCCTCGGCCTCCGCCTTGCGCTCGTTCCACTCCTTGCCGCGCCGCGTCTCCGGCCCGCACCACACGGTGCTTGCGTGCTGCGGCTCAAACACCAGCGTGTGCGTGGCCGTGCCGACGTCGAATGCGGTGCTTTCCTTGCGCTCGGCATACTTGTAATGCGCCAGCGACTTCATGGCGATTGTCTTGGCGCCAGAGGCGCTCAGAGCGTCACTGAGGTGGTATTCCTCGTTTGACATCGTGGTTGATATGGTCATGCCTTCCCCCTTCCGTAGAGCGCAATTAAGAGCGCCTCTGCTTTATGTTCATCCTTCTTGCGCTTCAGTTCGCTCGCCATATCGGGAAACCACTGCTGCGCCATGCGCCGCGCTGCGTCTTTATCCTTTGGCAGGTTCATCGCCCGCTTCCACACGACCGGCGTCACCATGGTGTAGCGCGTGCGCGACAGCGCCACGGTCGTCGTGATCTGGCCAAACGCGTACCCCAGCTTGAACGTGCTGGACACGCCCTGCTTTGGCATCGCCTGCTGCTTCTCGATCCATATGTGATCGAGCCGATCCACCGACGTAAGAATGTCCATCAGCGCCACGACGTCAACGCCGCCCTCACTGTAGACGGGCAGGTCATGCACCTCCGACCAGTTTTCACCGACCAGCGCCACGCCGCCCGTGCGGTAGCCGCAGTCTATGCCACACGTAACGATGCTCAATGCATGTCCTCCTTGTCGGGCGTGCTGTACGTCTCGAATATGATCCCTATGGCCATGGCAATCGCGTCCTGCACGTCGCAATCGTTTTCGCGCATGTGGCCAACCACTGACTGCAGCGCAGCGCCCAGCGCGTACACCTTGGCCAGATCCGGCAGCTCAGTGCGCTCGGTGACCGCCAGCGTACTACGCATGAGCGCGTTGACCTCGGCCATCGTGTTGCTGGCAACCGCATGCATCTCTGCCTGCTGCTCCGGCGTCAGCGTGAACCCCTCATCCACGCTGCACGTCCACGCCATGCTCGTCGAGCAGGCGCAGGATGGCGCGCTCTGTTAGACTTGCCATGCTGATGCGCTCCTGCTTTGACAGCTCACGCAGCGCCTCGAAGACGTCGGCGCGGATGCGCGATCCAAGTTGTTTCATCTCAGTGTCCATAATTACCTCCGTTGGTTCGTGCCACTATAACGCCGCGTTAACATTGTGCAAGAGGGGGCTTACGCCGCCCTCCATGATTTGATTTCTTCCAGCCACGTCATCGCCTCGTTGTAGGCGACAAGCTGGATCTCGTCGGCCAAGCATGAGATCGGCAAGCCAAGCTCGATCAGCTTGGTGCGCTGCATTCCAACGTTGCGCACGCGGCACAAGAACACTTTCTTGGCATCTGCTTCTGTCTTGAAGCCGCGCACGGAAAAGCAATTTTGCTTGCCGTCTTTTGTGTTGAAAGCTCTGATTTCGTAAGTGTTAGACATATCTTCCTCCTGTTAGTGTGGGGGCCGTAGCCCCCGTTGCTTAGGCGGTCGCCTTGCGCCATTCAATGGCGCAATCAAGATGCCAATCAGATGCCAAGTGATCTGCTTTATTCTGGTCAAGCTCTTGAAAAAACTCTTTGCCTGTCATGCCTTGAGAAATACATTTCTCAACAAAGTATTTCGGCGCTTCGACAAGATTTTTAACCGCATCGATAATATCAACTTTTGAAGTGTAGAAATTATCGTCTTCAAATAAATCGTTGCCGTTTGCATCGAGCAGCCAGTATGACCAGCCATACATGTCACGTTGTGTACCGATGGTGACGCCTTTTGTGGTTGCGATTTTTCTAAGCTCATTGATTGTCATTTGGTAGTACCTCCATTTGTTATACTGTTAACATAATGTTAACATCAGGAGATTGCAACCCCCACAGGCAAAATAGTTTGCGAAAAAGTAAAAATAGTTTTCCGCAAACCTTTTTCGCTTAAAACGCAAACTCTTCCTGCGTGCGCAGGCGGTACAGTTGCTGGCCCTCAATGAACGACGTCTTCACGATTGTGCGCCGCTCCCGCATGGTCTTCAGGCCAATGTCGATATGCACGGCGTCCTGCTCAATCATGCTGCACAAGTCGCCCACCGACAGCTCGCTGTGCTTGCTCAGGCAGCGCTTGATCTCCTTGCGCAGCTTCTCCAGCGGCCACGGCTTATGGGCATACGCGTGCATGTCATCGCGGCCAATCAGCCTGCGCTTCATGCGCGCGTTCTCAATGATCGCCAGCTCCTTCCAACGCTCCAGCGGTGTTAGGTTTTCCGTCACAGCTTTTCCTCCATTTCATCGAATCGGTGTGCCAGTTTGCGAAGCTGTGTGGCCATGCCCTTCTTGACGTAGCCAGTGAATAGAGGGCGGCGGTCTTTTGCCTCCAACGCCTGACCGGCGATCAGCGCAAACGTCCTGCCGTCTTCTGGGTGGTCGCAGATTTCAAACGTTATGTGGCCCACCTCGAAGCGCTCACGAATCGCGTCTGGATGCCTGCGCTTGGATTTCAGAGAATGCTTGCTCACAGCCGCTTCTCCAGCATCTCGCAGAGCGCCATGATTTCCTCGGCTCGCTGCTTGATCGTCAGGCGCTCAGGGCCACGCCCCGCGTCCATCCGCATGATGTCTGCCTTGCGCCGGATCGACATGACCAGCATCAGCGGCGTTGGCTGCGTCGGCGTGCTGCTGTCCTCGTCGATATATGCGCCCACGCTGGCGCTGTTTTCCAGTTTCGATAGATCCCATTTAGCCATTGTTACTCTCCTGTGTTGGCCGTGGCTTCGGTCTGACGTCGGGCCACGGGCGGCGGTAGTCTGCCTCGCCGCCCATCTCGACGCATTGCGGTTCAAAGATCCGCGCTAAGTCGTAGTATTTCGCAAACGCTTTGCACTCGTCCGGCGACGAGAATATCACGAATGCCATGAAGACGGGTTCTGCTAGGGTCATTCCATCCCCTCCAGCCTTGCATCAACGGCATCCTTAACAAGCCTCAGATGATACTTGGTTGATTGATCGATTATCGCCAGCACAGTTTCATGCACAACGCGGCCTTGCAGATTGACGACAGGCTTTGCGTGATCCAGTATTGTAAGCTGCAAATTATACAAGCTGCCATGTACGCCGTCGTCTCGAAACTCTGCGGTTTGATTTGCGCTGACTATATGCTTGTACTCAAAATATTCATCGCGGGGGGTTGTGATATATATCCCCATTACATCCACCCCATGCTAACAACGCCGATCCAGCCCAGCACCGACGCGGCAATCGCTGCGGCGATGATGATGTCTTGCGTCCACTTGGTCATTACTCTTCATCCTCCTCGTTGCGCCAATCGAAGTCGTCTTCGTCTTGGCATTCTGGGCAGCGCACCGTTGTCCACGCGTCGCTGTCCGGCGTGTTGACGAAACGCGGCAACTCTATGAAGCCGGTTCCGTCGCAAGTCGTGCAGATCATTTGTACACATCCGCGTCGATGCTCCACAGCACCAACGACGCGCGCTGCTGGTTTGCGCGTTGGTTTACATGCGCTCGGCATATCTCGCCGCGTGCGTGCATGTTTTCGAGGTGCTGTGAAAGCTTGCGCGGCTCAACGCCAACGACGTCAGCGATGTCTGCCGTCTCGCAATATGTGACGTCGTCGCTCTGCAGCATCGCAAGGATCTTCCGCTGGACGTCAGCCCAATCAATCGGCTCAGGCTTTGGCTCGCCAACCTTTGCGACGACGACCGTGTTGCCGTCTTCATCTTTGGCAAAGCGATCACCGTCATCTAGCCCATAAGTGGCCGCCAGCACGTCACGCGCAGCGCGGCGCTCCTGCACATATGCGGCGACCCACGGCGTGCGCTCGCGCTGCTCTTCTACCGCGTTCTGCACGATGATGCCGGTGCAGATGTCGTCGAGATTTGCGTGCGCCTGCTGCAACAGACGCGGCGAAATATGTACGCTCTCGCCGTTGTCGGTGCGTACCGCAAAGCCGGTGCCGCTGTCGGTGATGTGCGTGATTAGAAATTCATGTGTATGCGTAAGGTTCATTATGGTTTCTCCATTTCCATATTTTTGGCGGGTTTGACCCCGCCGTTTGTTATTAAAACATATCTTCTGGATTAGTATCATCAGCCACAACGCGAGGTGACATAATATCATCAAAAGCTTTAGCCGCCTCTTCGTAAGATGAATATATAATACCTTCGTCTTTAGCTTCGCTCCAAAAATCTGCTAAAGCTTCTTCATAATAGTTGTTCATTTTTTCCTCCTGATTGCTTATATTGTTAACATAAAGATAACACAGCACGGTGCAAGCAAAAAATGCACCCATCGGAAACTTTTTTTCGCCTCTATATAAAATCGTTTAAATGCAGTATGTTGCGCGCGTGGCCAACAGCATCAACGTCGGACGTGCAGGCGAGTTTCTCGTTGCCGCCGAGCTAGAGCAGCGCGGGATACGCTGCCATCGGGTAGACATGCAGGACGATGACCTATGGGTAAAGTCGGCCAGCGGTGAGCTGTTGACCATGCAAGTGAAGGCGACCGTTGAGCCTCGCACCGAGCGAACCCGTGCGGCGCGCTACATTTTCACACGCGCAAACGGCGATGCGCAAATATTTGCGTATGTGGCTCTGGATATACGATTGTTTATACTGCGCGGCGCGCCAAGCGGTAAGACGGTGCGCATCAAGCCCGCCGAGTTTACACCGCAGGCCATGGCGGATAGTATCGCGGCACATCTGTATTGAAAGGATATACTATGGACGACAAGACACGCGAATTGGTGCGCAACCTGAACCAACCCCACCGCGTCAATAACGTTATGGCGTTGTTCCGGTTTTGCGAGGAAGCGGCTGCCGTGATCGAGGATCAGAACGCGCAGATCAACGCGCTGAAGAACGCGCCCGCGCCGAAGGCGAAAAAGTCTAGCGGAAAGTAGCGATCCCGAGATCCTGCATGATGCGCTCAGCGGGGGTCATTTCCCTTTGCTGAGCCTGCGCCATGCCGGCTCCCATTGTCAGCGATCTGCCGGCTTCCGCCGCTCTTGCGCCGCCAGCCTGCGCCTTACTGATGGCCGGCGTTAGTTGCTCAAGCAATCGAGCCTGCGCCATTAGCTGCTCAGGCGTCATGCGTTGCGTCAGGACAGGCGCAATCTCTTCGCCTACACGTCTTATGCGCTCAGACTGCTTCGCGCCTCCAAGAAGCCCCTGAGCCGCTGCGGCGGTCATTGTAGGAATAGCACCCTGACGCGCGACAGTTTCGCCGAGGCTTTCGCCTGTCATTTCCTTCATTCTGTTCATCACTTGGTTGCGGATAAACGTTTGCGAGTTTTTAGAGACGCCTGCTTGCTGCATTAGCGCGCTTGCCGTGTCGTTAATCTGCTTACCCAAAGCATCTGCAGCGTCATCGCCCAGCGCCATGCGTAGCTTTGTAGCCACGGCGCGCGTGTTCATCGCTTTTAATGCAGCCAGCGCCTCGATCACTTCCGCCTCATTGTCGGCGCGCGGGTTAATCTTGGCGTTTGCTTGGATCTCGTCAATCCGGTTTCTCAGCGCCTGCCGTAGCTGCCTGAGCCCCACGTCGTCAATGCTCTCCATGGCCATAGCCACGTCTTCACGCGTTACTCTTGGGCTCAGAATGTCGTTGCCAAGATCGGCAGCGATTTTCTGGTCGATGGCGTCCTTTCCTGCGGCGCGCGCCTTGGCGTAGTCGGGGTTCACATCATCCAGCGCGCTGCGGAGCTGCAGCGCCAAGTTGCGCTTTGATCTAGAGGCATCAAAATCTGCGGCCTTTTTCAGCGTCTGGCTCTGACTGTATAGGCGGCGTGTGACGTAGTCTATGGTCGCCACGGTCGGCTGTCTTGTCACTGTATATGTGCCGTCTCCATGCGAGATTATGTCCAGCCCCTGACGCTGCGCGGGCGTAAGATCGTTAAACTCTGCTTCCTTAATGCGCTGCCCGCCAATATAGTTATCCATTTCACCAGCTTCCCGAAGCAGCTCCCGAGCACCTGACATGTCATTTTTGCCAACGCGTGAAAACAGCGTCATCACTTGGCTGTCTGCAGGTATGTCTGCGTCATAAGATGCACCATAAAGCTCGCGCCGTGCTTCTGCGGTATCTTTCATAATCTGCGCTTTTTGCGTCAATATGCCGTCTGTGGTTTCGCCAAGCACGTTGTCCAGCGTTGTATTAAGATCACGCGAAGCAAGCAGAGATGTCTCGTTAAGGTTTTCCTTCACGATCTTTGCCGCTGGCCCGCTTGTATTAGCCACAGTATCAAGCAGCGCCTCGGTGTTGGGGCCAAGCGCAGCAATAGATCCATATGGCCCCATCCGCTCTGCGCTCTCTACAGCGGTTGCGCTGTCCATAGCCAGCGTGTCCTTAACCACCTGAGCCGCTGTGTCCTTAAATCCGATCTTCTGCAGAATATCGCGCACCGGCCTTTCAAGATATTTGCCGTAAACGAACCCAGAACCCGCGCCAACGACAGGCGCAGCCGCGCCAAACAGCGCACCGCCCAATCCGCCTGACTTGGCCTGCGAAATGGCTTCCGGCAGTCTGCCCTCACCATAACCGGCTACAGCGCCCTCCAGCGCCGCCAGCGGCGCGCCGTAGCCAACGCCTTGCGTCACTTTGCCGGCGAGTGATTCCGCTGCCAGCTTAGGCGCAAACGGCGCTGCAGTTGCGATACCCGTGGCCAAGCGAGATGCTGCGGTTGTTTTAGGCGCTTCCAGTTCGCGGCCAGCGATGGCCTCTTGTATTACGCTTTGCGCCTGCGCTGGTGAAACGCCATCTCCATAATACTGGCTGGCTGCAGAAGACATTGCGCCAGCCACCGGCTCAACGTAACCTCTGAAAAACGGCATACCCTTCATCGCTGACAAGATCCGCGTCGGCACTTCGCCAATCATTTCCTGCGCTGATTGACCCTTCACGACCGCTGCAGCGTCTCCGCCTGCGGCTTTGATCATTTTGATCATGCTTGGGTCTGACGTGCTGTAGGTGCCGTCGGTAAACGACTTAACGCCTGTCTCCTCGTTTCTGACGATCATGCCGCCTTGCGGGAAGCTTTCGACAAGACTGGTGCCTAGCGGGGCTCGCGCAAGACTTGGCGTCAGGCCGATCCTCTGCGCGAAATCATCAAAAGGAATATCGCTGTAAAATTTTCGGTGATAAGCCGACGCAAAAGCTTCGTCCGACATATCATTGTAATCAGGAAACTTCTTGCGCAGATCCTCAAGCTTCGTCGCCATTACTATGGTTCCCTCAAATTAAGTGGGTCTGGTAGCTGCTCGCCGCCTCCGTTGTCGCCTTCAAGCCAAGTTGGCCGTCCGCCAAGTACCCTATCCAACGCCGCCGTATCCGCGTTTGGCTCTTTGTAGGCAAACCTGATGGCTTTTTGGTATCGCCCTTTGATTTTGTTTAAATCTCTTAATACGGCTTCCTTGGTTTGGTTTAGGTTTAGCTTGGCGATGTCGCTCTCTAAAAGCTCCAATTCCTTTTCTGAAACTGAACCAAGAGTTGCCCCGCTGGCCTTTAAATCCATAAGAGCCTGCAACGCCATATTTGACCGCAACGTCTGCGCATCAATTCTTAACTCGCCAGCGGCAGTAAATGGAATATTGCCAAGGATTGCGCCCCAAAAGCCCGTGGTGCCTTCAGTTTCTCGAACAGTGCGCAATAAATCTTCAACGGTTTCCAGCGTCTCACTAGCGCCGCCAGCCGCTGACACGCTCGCACGCGATTTCTCTATCTGCGCATCTATTTGGTCGATCTGCATTTTGATCGCGGGCGCCATCTCAGGAAACGCAAAAGCACGCTGAATAAGTTTCTGCTTTTGCAGCTCAAGGGAAGACATATCTCCCATGCCGGCGCCAGTGGCGGCAAACGTTTCGCCCAACATCTTCTGCCGCTGTGTGGCGGCGTCACGTTTACGCTGCATATCCGCCATATCGCCAAACGCCTTGAGCGTTCTTGCGAAAGACGTTCCCTCTTTGCCCTGCGCGGCTAAGCCTGCGTCTGCTATCGCGGAGAACGCCAGCATCATCCGTTGCTGCTTGGACAAGTTGCCAAATGGGTCTGAAGACTGCGCAGACTGCGCAGGCTGCGCTGGCTGCTGCAAGATGCCAGCGCCAAGCTGAAATCCTGCCGGCGTTGCAGGCTGCCGCATTGGCATCGCGGCTGGCGTAGCCAGAGGCGCGGTGGCCGGCGTAGCTTGAGGCGGGACAAACGGCACAGCAAGATCCGTAGGCATTGCGCTGGGTGGCCGCCCAGATCCCGTTTCTGGCGGCGCCAGCGGCGGCACAAACGGCTTGTTTGCTTGCGCAGCTTGTGCCCGCTCAAATAAATCTATGTCATTCTGCGTAAGCGTTTCGCCTTCAAGCGGCAGTATATTTGGCGGCATACCGGATAGCGCCAGCGCGTCGATTATTTCTTGCGTTGCGATCATCAAACAAACCTTCCCATGCTAAGCGGGCCGCCGTAGCCCATGCCGTACCCAGCGCCCATTCCGGCACCCATACTTCCGAAGGCCATGCCGGCGGGGCCAAATGCGCCCATGCTTGCTGCGGACATGCCTAGATTGCCAAGCGTGCCCAGCGCCGGCCCTATGCCGCCTGTGGAGCTTGTTGTCGTGGACGTTCCAATACCTGCAGGAAACAGCCCAGCCGTTGTGAACATTCCAGACAGAGATGCGAGCGGATACTGTTTCTCCATCATAAACTTGTCGTAAGCTTCTTTTAACTTTGCGCTCTCGATATCCATTGGGATGGCGCCCGCAGTCATCATGGCGCTTAAATTGGACAGCTCATCCTTTTTAGCCGCGCCGGCTGTAGATGTCATGCCAAGGGCGCCTGCCATCTTGGCTTGGTTTTCAGCCGCCACAGCCGCTTCGCCATAGCTCAAGCCTTTTTGCATTAGCTCGGAAACCATTAAGTCTCTCTGCGTGTCATAAGCAGCTTCACGCTCGCCTTCAAATACGCCGCGCCGCACATTTCCAAAGGCGCCTGCCTTAGTGACGCCCGCAGCCTCACCAACGCGCTCCTGCGCGCGTCTACGCTCCGCTTGAGCCATCATAGGGTCAATGACGCCCTCTGTGTACATGTCCTGATATCCACGCACACGCGCCATGCGCTGCTCAGGCGTTTCCGCAGCAATACCAGAATAAACATCAGCCGCCGCCGCATATTCCTCTGGCGTTGTCAGGCCGCCGTAACCCTCATATGCGGCTTTCATCAAAGGATCCATTTCGGCAACCGTCGTGCCTTGGTATTCCTCATATGGGGTTTCTGCTATGGCATACGTTTTGTCGTACAGATAACCCAAGACTTTCTCTTGGAATGGATCCATAGTGTTTTCGGTTTTTTCGGTGCTGCTACTGCCCATTATCGTATTTCCATCTCATAGTGCGTGTAAATTGGCCGGAATGTAGACCCTTTAACATATCTCTCAAAGCCTTTACGGCCATCTGCCTCGACGGCGTCAAGGTTAGCGTCTAAAGCCAACCCCGCCAAAATCCTTACCGCCTCGTCCATCCATATGTGCATGTACTTACCGCCCATAAATTCTATCTTGAGGTTCTTACGTTGAGGGTGTTTCACAACGCATGTGGTGATCGCTGCGGTCAACTTGTCTCCAACGTAAACTAGCCACAATATAGATGTGCCAGCCATTATATCTTCTCTTACATCTTCCAGATTGACGTTTTGGTCAACCCGCCTAACCGCTGGAGCCAGTAACTCCAAGCCACTATCGATGTAGTTTGCAACCTCGCCCTCCGGCACTGGTAAGACCGTCACACGCTGTGCTTGCCCGAATTGTACAACATTATCAATCATCCGTGAAGCCTCGTAATCGAAAGCGTTGACGCAGGTATTGCGGGCACTGGAGAAGACGCTGCGGTGTAATTCAGGAAGCCACTTGTACTGTCAATCATGTAATTCACTTCAAGATATTGCCCCGCCGTCACGGTAAATATCTGCGTGCGGGATGTCACCAGTGTGGCGTTGTTCTGGTGCAGCGCAGTCGTCATTGCGCTATTGGCGACGTCAGTGCCATTTATACTTGGCCAGAAGTAGAAGTGAACCGTGCTGGCTGACGTCGATGATATTTGCGCGGAAAACGAAATCACATATTCTCCAGCTTCCTCGAAAACAATTCTTGAAGCTGGTGTCCCTTGTGTTATTCCTTCATTGCCGGTGGGAGCGTCGTAAGTCAGTTTGTAAGCTGTATTCGCAACCGCCGGCACGACGTCAGCCGTTTTAATAAAATCAGCGTGGCCATCTTCCAGAACGATCTGTCTAAACTCGCCATTCTTTGACACAACAGGATAACCGTTCACATTATCCCACAAGATGACGCCGTTTTCAGCGGGGCTGCTTTCAGGCGTCTTAAATCCGAGCTTGTACAAGTTGATCGTCAAGTAACGCGTCAGGCCCCTTCCCCATTGGCGCAGATCATCGCCAATCGGTGGCAGTATCGGGGATGCCATTACCGACGCCCTGCCGGCTTAACATCAACACGCATATTGCCGACACGCCACGCGGCCAGCTTAGCACCCTCAACGCGCATCCTTAGCTGGCGGCCAGCAAATCGCACAGAAGTCGGATTGGTGGGCGTAAATGGCCCGTGGCTTGTCTCTGTGTCGTTTGGATAAAAGCGTGTCTTAAATGTCACGTTCACGTCGCCCTGCGTGTTTTCGTCCGGTATTAACTGCGTGACATGCGCTGTCTGGTCGCCGTTACCAATCGAGACAGGGCCGCTTTCTGCGAATACTGCGCCGCTGTCTACGTTTAGCCCAACCTCATGCTCAAAGATACTGACAGGCCCACCAACCGCAATTGTGTTGCCCATCGAATTACCATGAACTGTGCAGTAGTATTTTAAGCTGTCTGGCGCATCTGACGCCACGACGATAGTGACCTTTGCCCCAGCTTGTCCGGCTGTGCCTGTCGTAGTTACGCCGGTTGTATAAGACGCATCTGCGCTTGTTCTGAATGCAAAAGGATGCCCAGCGTTTGAGGCGTCTGAAAGGTCAAACACATATGTGTTTCCTCGCGCAAAATTTAGGGTCGGGGCAGACCCAGAAATGCCTTCTATTGCGTATTTATTTCCACCATCATTCACAACCGTAACAGTGTAGTTTACGGTTTGTGAATATTCGCCAGACATAAATGGATAGCGAAAAACGCCACGCTCTGTGCCTGACGTGCGCGCCAAGTTGCCAATCAGCCAATGCCGCTCGGTGTAGTCGTAGGCAACATATCTATCGATCTCGGTGCTATTCTCGGAGCAGTAGAACCACCAAATCTCTCCAAATTGCCCGTTTGCCACGCCCCACACTTTAGATTGCTGAGCCTTGTTGAAATCACCGAAAACATAATCATGCACGTCGCACGGCAATTCGCGCACGCTGTTACCGTCGAAATAGAAGAACCCACGCTGGCCCATGTAAAACACGCCCAAGTCCGTATCGACGGCAGATTTGCGAGATATGGCCCCGCAACTGGTTCCAACGCGTTGGAATGAGTAAATAAACGGTGGGCCTGCGTATACAGCCGCGTGACAGTCTGTGTCTGTGATGATTAGCGTCTGCCCTTTTGTGCGTACCGCCTGCATGATCTGGCCAGACGTCTGAAGGATTTGAGAGCCGGCTTGGTTGGTGGATGCGGGCGTCCATAAGGTGTTGTTTTCCTGATCGCACCAAGACACAGTGCGCGGATTGTTGCCCGCGCCCAGCGCGAAGATAAAGCGTTCTTCTGTGACCAGCAAGCCCATATTATTTGTCGGCGCATTTGCAATTACTGCAGCGTCACTGCTTGTGCCAAGCTGCCACTCAAGAAGGCGCCCGTCATCCTTGTGGCAGGCAACCAAGTATTCGCCAAAATTATCTAAGCTCCACGTCGTTGCCTCTGCGGGAACAGAGGATGCAAGTTGCTGGCGCGGCGTGCCATAGTAGCCTGTGCCGTAAAAGCTGTAGCCATACCCTGTTTCAATTTCAGCGTCTTCACGTCCAGCCGCCAAGTCGCTTGGCGTGATGTCATAGATAACCCCAGCACCAGTCATGGCTTTCAACTCGCTGTGCGAGCCCCCAGCAAGCCACGCAGACCCGTCGTTGCTTTCCCAAGCGTGCATCCCGCGCACAGGGTTGGTGCAGAACGATGCCTTGCGCTCTTGCCAGCCGCCGATCGGGCGTAAGCTGTTATCGCGCCAGCGCACCAAGCTGCCATCGCGCCAGCGTCCAGACTGTTCGAGGTCAGTGCCGTTGCGGTAAAATCCAGCGGGTATATCCAGAGGAACAAGTGTCATCTATTAAATCCTCAATTTCTACCTATGCGCTGCCAGACGTCTCAACATCACCCTCTGCCGTTAAAGACCCGTCACTGGCTAGTTTTAGCCTGTCCGTCCCCTGATATGCAAATTTCAAATCACTGCCAGATTGAGTAATTGTCCAGTCGCCAAGATCGACAGTCGTTGCATTTACAGTTGTGGATGTCAGTGTGGTCACAGTGGCTGCCCCGTTAGAGACGGTGAGCTTGCTGTCGATTTGTGTCTGGATATTACTGGTTACGCCATCGATATAATTTATTTCAGCTCCGGTCGCTGAAATGGCTACACCGCCCACCTTCCACGATCCAGCGGTTAAGTCAGGCGTGCTGGCGGTCACTCCGTTTAATACATCTACAAGATCATCAAGAGCCGTGTTCGTTATAGTGCCCCACTGGTCTTCAGAGCCGCCCACTGTCGCTTTGGTTATCGTGATTGTCATGTCAAATCCTCATCTTTCGCTGAGTATACTACGTCCGCATCAAATCGTCTACGCTTGGCTAATCTATGCGTTCAAAGTGCGGGCCATCTATAAAGGGCCTGCGCGATTGTGACCTGCGAAGGTCGATGTAAGCGTTCATAGCCTCTTCCATCGTTCCTTCCCACTTTCTGATATCCATTGGGTATGGCATTTCGGCTGTAGCCCACGCCGCACCCCAACATATAGGCACATTGAGCTGTATGGCCGCCTCTTTGATGGCATCCGCCAAATCATCATAGACCGACAGCTCCCAACTCGCCCTGCCATTTATGAAGGCCATAATATCGAATGCCTTGCCCTCAAGGTGCTTTGATTTCATGGTTTGACTTGCGCCTTTGGCGACCAGCTCCTTTTGCTGTTCAATGGTTCTCATCCCCTGCACCACACCAAAATCGGTCCTCGACAGCGTGATAGCCATCTTCACAACCGCCTGCAGGCCATCGTCAATCCCTTCAAGCCTATCAAGGCTGCGTCTGCTCAATTTAAACGTCATTTCGTCACCTGTTTAACCTTTTCATATGATCTCATGCTGGCCAATCCGAGCATACCCGTTAACACCGGCATCATCACCGACATGTCGGCCTGTGGCACCATGAACCCAAACCCCGCAGCTATTGGCGAGATCAGAAAGTTTACCGCCAGCCCCAAAACGCACACATATCCGCAAAGCGGGCGCCAGCTCGCCGCAAACCAGTTTCCGGCTGCCTCGGCCTTGTTGACCTCTATCTGCGCCAGCATGGCCTGCTGGGCCTGCTTATCGGCAAGCGTGGCCAGCTCATGCGCCATCTTGGCGGCGGCATCCTTGTCTTGGATGAACTTGCCGGCGAGATCCGTTGCAGGCCCGATCAGGGCGCTCAGAATGCTCATTTTTTACCCCCGTTCACATATAGCCCAAACCACGCCGCTCCGGCGCCCACTATCACGCTGACAAATCCTGCCTGCGCGTTGTTTGGCATCTCAAGCCCCATGAACCAGCTACACGTCTGGTAAAACACGACCATGTAACTCAGGATAAGCAGGCGCGGAACAATGCGCCAAGCGTCTAGTTTCTCTGGTGTCATATTCAAACCTCTATGTTGATGTTTGTGCCTTGCGGCCTGTCAGCAGTGGTCTTAGTGCCAAACCTATCATAAGCCTTGCCTAAGTCCAACTTCTGCTCCCTGAGCGCCTCCAGATGCGTGTGGTTGGCCCTATGCTCTTTGGCTACCCTCTGCTCCACCAGATGCGCTTCTATACGCTCACGCGTCTGCGTTTGCTGGTGTATGTCCGATTGCACATTAAACGGTGCCGACCCTATACCTGATAAACCGTCAGCCATCTACCACCACCCAGCGCCCAAACCAGTCAGCCATGTGCCGCCGCCAATAATCGCAGCAAGCATCACTAATAGAAGTACAACCAATACAGTTTCAAAGAATGCTGCGCGCCTTTCTTGCTGCCGGTATAATGTTTCCTCGCGCTCTTTCTTAATTTTGCGCCGTAGCTCCACCATTTCGCGCCATGTGCCATAGCCAAACCTGTTATTCAGCATTTGCTGCAAGTCTTTTTCTTGCTCAGCCAGCTTTTTCTGGTGGATGATGATTTGAAGCGCTTCTTGCTCCACAGATCCAGATGAAAACAGCTTGGTAAATATTGGCGGGTTCTTGCGCTGCTGCTCCGCTCGGCCAAGATCAGCCGCAAAGCCATACCACTTGCCAAGAGCGCCAGCTACATTCTCTAATTCTTGACCCGCATAAACCATTTTGCGTACAAGATTATAAGCCTGCGTAGCACCGGCAATGGCTGTAATTGGATCTATCATTTGGCATCTTTACCCACGTTGGCATAACGCGGGCATCCACTATTATACTCCACCCTTATAACATATGGGTAGTGATACCAGAAGGATGGATATGGGCATCTGTATATACACGCGGTGTAAAGCTGCCCATATGCAAGCACGCCAACGGCTACGCTGGCGAGTGAGCAGATCACCGCTCCATCAGGCGGTCAAGTTTTTCCTCGATGCGATCAAAGCGCGCTACGATCTGCGCCATGACGGTCGTGCTGTCTGCCTTGGTGACATAATCCTTGGCCATTTCTTCGCGGGTCTTGTTTAATAGAATATTGAGGCGCTGCATCTCGTCCACAGCGCTTTTCAATACCCAGCCGATCAAACCCAATCCGGCAGTCAAAGCCGCCGTCCAAAGCAAGTCAGCGTCCATCACGCCGCCTCCTGTTCTGTCCAAGTGTTGGCAGATATAGATTGATCAGCCCAAGTCGTCGGCGTTACGGGCTCCTCCTGCCACTTAAACCTCGCAAGCCCGACATCTACAGATCCGCACAAAACGCCATCAGTCGTGATCTGGTGGTCTTGCGCAATCGCAGTGGTTGCCGCTGTTGGGTTTGATGTATTAACGTCATTTGCTGCAATGTTGTGAACCTGAGTTATCGCAGATGTAGCAATCGTTGGGTTTTGCGTGGAAACATCATTGCCAGCCAAAACGTGCTGAATTATCGCGGTCGCAGTTGAAACGCTTACCGATCCGGCGCTTACATCATTTGCCGCAATACTGTGAACCTGAGTTATTGCGGATGTAGCAACCGTTGGGGCTTGAGCCGATACATCGGCACCCGCCAACGTGTGTTCCTGAGTAAATACACCATCGCCGACACGAACATGCCCAGCAATAACATTGGGCGCCGAAAAGCTTTCATCCTCAAAGCAAGTTAAGTTTGGCACGCTTGCTGGGTTCGCAGTATAAACCAGTGTTACGACATGATCTTGAGATATTGCCGTGGTGTCCACGGTCGGCACGCCGGTAGAAACGCTTTCGTTCGGAATAGTTTGCTCAAACGTACCTACATCAGCGATCGCTGCACTGGATATTGGGCTTCCGCTAATCATTTAAATCCACCTTGGCCCTTCGAACCATGCCACTAAAGAACGTCTTGTGCCGCTTGTCACAGGCTGCACTGCATGTTGCAAATAGCTCGGAAAAACTAAGACCGTTCCCTTTTCCTTGGAGCTTTTATCGGGGCTTTGACACTCGCTAAACGAAAAGTCACCCCCTTCATATTCGTCTGCACCTGACAGTTGAACAGTTACTGAAAGCTTACGATCCAAGCCATCATCGCGGTTCCAATCAATGTCGTGGTGCCAAGAATAGTGACCACCCTCTGAGCCTAAGTATTCTGTAAACTGTATGTCAGCTTTTTTGTAAATATGAGCCTTAAAAGCATTTCTGTTTGCCATGTCTACAAAGTCGTACAAAAGATCCAAAACAGGCTTGTTGTTCGTAAGCCATGCAACGCGGCTTTTACGAACATCAGACCCACCTTCATTAAAGGTTGATGCTTCCGCTGTATCCCCAGCCAACTTAACGATTTCGTCAACTCTATATTCGGGAATTGCCCCAGAAAACATCTGCCAGTTTTGCCTCATATGCTTACCCCTTCTAAAGCAATAAGTGACATATTAAGATATTCTCAGCCAAAGAGTTGTGCTAGACCCAATGGAAGCGGCACCTTTATTGTACCCCATACATCTCCAAGTGCCGGTTAAATACTCTGCTGGAGTCTTGTCATAGGCCCCTGCGTTAGATGGCTGTAAACTTGATCCCGCCAATGTGTCTCCAAGGTCATGTTCATCGGCATTGGTCGCAAACGTATAAGATCCAATCTCACCTGCACCTCGCAACAGTGTAGTCGCGGTTGTGCTGTCAATGCTTGCAATGTTTTGCAATTGTCGGCTGTCATTAATGACGCTTGTTCCACCTACTTTTATAGCCATCTTCGTGTCCTTTCACTATTAGCTTATTAATCTTTATTTAGGGCCTAGTCGGCCAAATCACATTGTGCGGGAAACCATGTTGCTGAGGAACATTTAGCAAGTCTGTTCTGTATTGCGCCCATGCAGTACGTTGCCCATCTGTAAGATCACTCCAGCGCAGAGAATTTAAAACTAAAGAATCAACTTCTTGCGATAACCTATAGTCTCTCAAGGCTCTTACGTTTTCTGCTTCTTTAGCGTCCAACTCATCTTGAGTGGGTGCAACGTAAGGCAAAAAATCTGAGCCAATTAAGGCAAGTAGGTTATCATTATTTATTGTCATATCCGTATCGTGTGGCAACAGCGTATATGGTATCCAACCAAAATGTGGATGATTTATTTCCACATCAAACATTGTATCGTATGTATTAAGCGATTTTGCATTTTGAAATTCTGTTATTGTAACTGTTGGCATAATATTCCCCCCCCAATATAAATTTATGATGGCTTACTGGGCCATGTTACATTGTTTGGAAACCCAGCTTGCTGGGGAACATTTAATAAATCTGTTCTGTACTGCGTCCACGCTGCACGTTGTACATCTGTAAAATCATTCCATCTCAAGACATTACTAACAATAGGATCAACATCCATTTGTAGCCTCAAGTCACGATCAGATCTTATTGCACTGGGGAGGTTAGCCTCCAACGCTGCTATTTCCTCTTCTGTGTAAGCTCGCACAGTTACTTCGCCAGTAACAGCATTTGTTATTGCTTCAACATATTCTGTCATTTACTTAACCCCATAAAATTTAATACTGCCTTTAGCCAAAAAAGTACCCGTTGAACCAAAGTAACTAGCATAAAAAGTTATCGATGTTGTAGATGTGGTAATCCCGTAGTCTGCAGGGCCACCCTGTGTCACGTTATATGAGTAACGCGTCAAATTGGTTTGAAGAGTTGATGCTATTCCAGTAAATCCGTAGCCAGTAGATAAATCAATTTCTGTACTTGTGTTATTGAGAAATTGAGACCCATATTGGCTTATCATAAATTGTCCACGGGTACTATTTTGCTGCAAATAAACATATGCATTGTTATTTTGTAAGCCTAATCCTATAGCATATATTTTAAGAAATTTGTAACTACTCAGGTTTAAGCTACTAAGTGTAATACTAGAACCGGAAGTAACAGTTAAGGTTCCTAATAAGGTAGTTTCACCAGATGCGCCAGTTGGCCCCGTTGGCCCCGTGCTTCCCGCGCTTCCCTGCGGCCCCGTTGGGCCCGTTGGACCGGTTGGGCCCGTTGGGCCGGTGACAGAGTTGCCTTGAGGCCCCGTTGGCCCCGTTGGCCCCGTTGGCCCCGTTGACCCCGTATTTCCCTGTGGCCCTTGTGGCCCTTGTGAGCCTGTCGGGCCGGTCGGGCCGGTCGGGCCGGTCGGGCCATCATTGCCGTCAGCCCCCGCAGGGCCAGTGGCGCCTTGCGGCCCAGTCGGGCCAGTAGGCCCAGTAGGCCCAGTAGGGCCTTGGAGCGCGGCATTGGTAATTGTTTGCTTTTCCCAAGCCCCTGCGCTCACGTCATAAACAGGAATGAGATCAGAACCTGTTGCATCTGTACCAGTAGAAAACGCAGTTAAAGATGATCCAACATTTCCAGTGTCGGTAACATCCGCACTGGCCTCAATACCATTCAGCTTGCTGTGGTCTGCATCAGTGAAAACATTGCTATCACTTGCAGCCTCTACAGCCGCTCTAATCTCAGCGTTAGTTTGATCGCCAGTTGCACCGCTTTCAATGCCGTCTAGCTTTGTATGATCGGCATCCGTAAAAACATTGCTATCGCTCGCCGCTTCAACCGCCGCCCTGATTTCAGCGTTAGTTTGATCGCCAGTAGCGCCGGCCTCTATGCCATCGAGCTTCGTTCCATCCGCTGCAACATCGCGTCCGTCAACGGTTCCGCTGATTGCAAGACTGCCTGTCAGGCTAACATTGCCACTAGCATCACGCACCAAATACTTTTCAGCCGGCACAGTCACAAAAATATCTTTTGAGCCGGACGGCCAATCTACTGCGTTATCGCTGTTGGAGCTTTCCAGAATAGTGTCGCGCGAAAGCGTAGCTCCAGACGCAGTAAATGTTCCGATACCAACCTCGTACAAGCTGCCATCTGTACAAGCATAATAAGTTGTATTCCCGTTCCCAACGGCTGCAAACGACTGGAAGCCGTCTGAGGCGCCGGCGAGCGTATAGGTGCCGGTAGACGTTGTCGTGGTTGTTTCTTTGACGCGGTCAGCAATTACCAAGGCCATGATAGTTCCTCTTCACTATTACGATGGATCTGGGATGCCTACGTCCAAAGCTTCTAAACTAAATGTGTTTCCAGATGTTACCGACTGAGACGCCGTGAGCGAGCCCGTGACAAGCAGGCGGCTGTTTCCAGTGTCAACTATCGCGTAATGAGTTGCTGTGCCGGTGCCGGTCACTGTGCCACCAGATGACGCTGACATCGTGACCTTGCGCCCACCGCCGGAACGATCCGCTGGCGCGCTAATCGAAATGGATGTCTGGTTGCCAAGTGTGTGTGTTGATGTCGCCTCGGCGTAGGTCGTTGCCTCTTGTGAGGTAATATCAACGCGATTGGCCTCAGTATCTAAAATCGTAAGGCCGTTATCTAAAACGCGGTCTGCAATGCTTGCCATCTTAATAGCTCCTAAATTTCATTTTATGGCCAGTTCCGCCAAATTTCGCTTTATCGCTCTCTGCATTTATAGCACCTATCGCATTTTGCAGCAACGTGCCCCACACCTGTGTTCTGGGGTCGTCCGCTAGATACGGGGCGCTGTGAACCAACGCGCCATATAGCAGAGCGTCGGGGTAGTAAGTTAGCAACCAATTGATGGTGTTGCTGTCGCTCAGGGATTCAGTGCGAGCGTAATACACCATTTCCAGAATGATTGTGTCGGAATCTGGCGTCGGAAAAACCTCTATTGACCCATCGGTGATAGCGTAAAAGCGTGGCGTGCCCGTGTTGTTTCTGTTCAGCTCACGCTGCTCCATCATCTGCGCTTGGCTCAAAAGCTCCAGCCGGCTTGTGTTTCCTGTGGTCAGGCTAAGCCGAATGGGCTCTAAAAAATCCTGCGGGAATTGGCTGTACTGCGTATCAAGCGTGGTCGTGGATCTTTTCTCCATACGCCAGTGCCTGATCTTGCGATCAAGATCCACCTCCGCCAGTGATATGAACGTCGGAATAACGCTTGTTAAATCGCTGCGATTTAAAAAGTCTGCGATGTTCGTTTTTAGTTCAGCATATGTTGTGATGGCCATCTGCTATCCTTAAAGCGTGCCGGCTCTTGTCCGGAAGACGCGGTTATCTCTATCGTTAAGCCATTTCTTCAAACGCTTCGGATCGTCCGCAATGCCTTGGCTCTTGAGCTGATAATACACTGAAATTGGTATTGACGCCACCCGCGCCATATCTCCAAATTTGCCGTCAGTTTCGTTATAAGCCCGCTTGTTGCTTTCTGCGATATGCTGGCTGTCTTGAACAGTCTCCACCACATATTCGCCCTTGCCGGTGACGTGCCAGTATTTGGTAATGCCGGTTGCTGCGTCTTGGCTAAACAGTCTCTTCATAACCCCTCCTGTGGTAAAGGGGCGGCTAAGCGCCGCCCCCTCATTGTCACGATACGTTCAGATCGAACACGCCGCCGTGAGCCGCTTCGTTTGACACTTTCAAGCCAAACTCGCAGATCATCATCTTCTTCTCGGCGTCACCAGTTTTGGCGAGATCAACCGCTTGGATCGGACGCAGATAGCATACTGATGCATATTCTGGGTCTAATACAAAGGCGTCACGCTCACGCTGGAAGCGGTTTGGCACAACCTGAAGTGTACCAAAATCTGACATATACACGTCAGCCGCACCAATAATTGTGGTTGGGCTGTCGCTTGGTGCCATGTAACGCTGAGCAGCAATACCGGCAAAGCCTGACACAACAGTCTTGTTGTGTGGGCCAACCATCAGGATTGATGGGTTGCCGCCAGACACAAACGCCTTCTGCATCACGTCCTTGACCATCGCTTCGGTCAAGTCGCGCTGCGTTCCGTCGTTACGAGCGTCTGAACCGTCAGCCGCTGTCGGATCTGTACCGTCACCAGCTTTGTTGGTGTTGGTCGCAATCCACGCACCCAAGCCCGCAGTCTCGCGAGCTGTAGATGAGTTTCCGGCTACGCGGGCATTATTGTCAGTTAAAACTGCTTCAACATCACGACGAATTTCTTTACCCCGCTTTGCGAGCTGATAGCTTAATTCGTCGTTTCTTCCGGCCAAATCCTGCGAGCCCAAGTTGTCCGCAACGATCAATGTACGACGGCGAATGTGCGTATAGTTTCCGATACGCGTAGTCGCTGATGTGCTGTCGAAAGACGCCACATCATCACCGTCAATTACGGCTGTTGTGCTGGTTGCAGCCAGTGAATCTGTCTGCCACTCAAAAAACGTGTTTGATACGTTTTCTGAACCAACGTTACTTTGGAAAGGCACCTCTTCGGGCGAGATAGAGGCAATTATATTACTTAACTCTTCTCTGATGCCTTTTGCGTCAAAAGACGTAAAGGTGTTTGCTACGATTGCCATTTTATTTCTCCATTACAGCAATGTTTTAATTGCAGCCGCTGCGTCTCGCACACGGCCAGTCTGATGCGCGGTTTGTATATGCGCTTGCTGCACAGTTTTCGGCTTTGGCACTGAACCGCGAGATCCTGCTTTTAACGTTTTGGAACGCGCTTTCTTCGGCTTCACTTTAGCCTCATTAGCACGCGTTTCGCCTCTATCGTAAAGCATGGCTTTCCTCGCCAGTTTAACCAACGTTGCGTTTTTTAACCCTTGGACATCCTGTTCGCTAAATCCTTCGTTAAGAAGAAAGTCACGAATCTGCCCAGCTTCTGTGGATGCAACCTTTTGGTCACGCCACTCTGGGATAATATCCGGCAGCGCCGTGCGCTGTTGCTCCAAATATTCTTGTTCCATTTGCTGCATTTTCTTCTGTTGAAGATCCTGCAGTCGGGCCTGCTCGGCTCTAACCGCGTGCAATTGAGCTTGCTTTTGCTCTTGTTGCTTTCGCCATTGTCGCTCTGCTTTCGCTGCCATCGCGGGGTCTGTGTCATACAGTGTATCCCAATCAGGCTCTTCTTGTACCGATTGCTCAATTTGCTGGCTTAGGGCCGGCAATAGTTGAGCATATTGCGCACGCTCCTGCTCAATCGCTTCGGCTTCCGCTGCATACGACTTGCGCATCTCAGCCAGCTCCTGCGTTTTGCGGGTATAGTCTCGGTGCCTTAAATGTCCGCTTTTCAAATCTTCGACCGTAATCTCTTCGCCGTCTACCTCCACTTTCGCGGACAGTATGTCGAAGGATTGGTCGCCAGAATTGTCGGCGTCATCCTCGTCATCAAGCTCGACTTCAGATCCTTCGACAGGTGAATTGTCGATCTCATCATCAGCCATTTCGACTTCAGCTTCGGATTGCTCTTCAGCTTCGGTCTCTAGCGCATCAGTCGCTTCTGCATTATCCCCTTGGGGTGCAAACATTGCACTGATTGCATTTTGCGCGTCGGTCAGCCCAATCCCTTGCGGGGTGTTGCTATCTGACATTTGCGTCAATCTCCTTAATTATGCGTCTATTTTTGCTTTTTTTCAATAGTCGCGTTGTCAACCATGGCACGCAGGGATCTCTGAACCAGATCAACCCCGCGCAGTTTCATATAGATGGCCTCTCGGCCTTCTGCATCGCCGGTGCCAGTCGCCTTAAACTCGCCCCAGCAATCCTGCTCAATCTCGGCGAAAAACCTCACCAGATCAGTGTCTTTCAGCAATCGGTCGGCGGCATTGCCATCATCGATTATTTGCTGCTTAGTCTTCACGCGCGCCCTCCTTGATCACGTCTGCCTGCGCCTTGAGAACCTCGCGGTTGATGGCCAGATCGGATCGGATCTGCTCGACGTTAAGCTGCGCGCCATATTTGGCCTTCATCTCTTCGGCCTTTACAAACAGCTCAGCCTCCAGCTCGTCACGCTTGCGGTCATCCTCCATCTGCATCTTTTCACGATCAAGCTGCAACTGCGCGGCTTTTTTCTGAATGTCTGCTTGGATATCTTGGATCTGCACTTGTATCAGCATCTCGTTGACGTCTGGCTTTTCCTGCTTTGGCGGTGGTCTAAACTCTGCAGGGTTGCTCCAGAATTGAGATGTGTCCTTGAAACCGGCCAACTCTGTCATTGATTTCAGCGTGTTGCTGAGCTTAGTGATGTCGGTTAGCGGATTTTGCGGGCCCATTGTCTTCATAGCATCCTTCTGCATTTCGCCAATTTGGCGAAGCATCATCATGCGCTCTGTGTCTGTGCCACGGCCCAAAGCAACAGTGATCGACACATCCATCTTACTATCCCACGCCCTTGGGTCTATCGGCACAAATTTATTGAGCAAGCGAACCATGCGCGGCGCATCCTGATGCGTGGTGATCAAGTGCAGCACGATCTGATACAAACGCTTCATGCCTGTCTCAGCAAATATGCGCGCGATCAGCTCAATGTGTTGCTGTGCGGCGCTCACAGTCGCTGCAACGGCGCTGGCGGTGGTAGACTGCAGAACGTTGGCGTCTAGCCCCTGAGACGCCTTTGAGATGCCTGTGCGGGCCTCTTTGACCTGATCCATGTATTGCAGAACGGGGAACGCCTCGCGGCCAACAAATGGCATCGAAAGCGGCTGCACCTGACCGGCTTGGCGCTGGCGGATGATGCTGCCGACCTCTGTATTCATAACATCGTCTAAATTAACCATGCCCTCTGTGACAGCCACGCGGGGGTGTATGGACATGGCCAAGCTATCCAGCGTGTTACGCATGATGACAGACTTGATCCGCTGGATGTCCATGACGGTGTCCGCCACGCTAATACCGAAGAAATCGTGTGGCTCTGGGTCTGGGCAGAACGTGGCGAAGGGCGCCATGTCAATTGGCTCGTTGTTCAGTATCTTGTTGCCGTCGCCCGCCGTGCAGATTTTGCGCAGCTCCGCAATGCCGTCGCCGTCGTAATCAACGCGGATATAGTTTTCGACGTAAAGAACCTTTTTCATCGCTGGGTCGTTGCGCTCGTTCATCTCGTTCGTTAGCGCAGGGTTTCGCGTGTACCGCTCGACGTTGGTGTTCATATCATCATAAGCAGATGACATGCTGGAAACGTCGTCGTAATCATATCCCATCGCAACCAGCTCGGAGACGGTCACAATGCGCCTGTGAGCGACGTAATCCGCTTCTTCGATAGATTTTGCCTCACGCGAAATTAGCAACTCCTCGGGCGGCACAGCCTCCAGCTTAACGCGGCCATCGGGGCGCGTGTATTCCACACGCACGTCATGCACCATCGGCATCGGCATTTGCATTCCGGTCACTGGGTCGATCATGGGCTCGCCAAACGGCATGGACGCCTGCACGGTGATCATCGCATCCGGATCTGCGGCAAGAGCCGCCAGCGCGTTGTCGTCGAGGCCGGTGTAATTGTAGGCGTCAATCGTGGTCTGGTCATCCCACCAACACTTTAAAACTCCAACCTTGCGGATAAGCGCATCCTTAAACGCTGAATGCATGGCTAAAAAGCCGTTGTTATCGCGGTTGATGATAAAATTGGCATAGTCGGTCGCTTGCTCCGCCGCCTGCACGTCTTCGGGCCCCTGCGGCGCGTATTCGACGGTGCGGTCGGTGCCGTGAAAGATCCGCATCAGCGACGGCAGGATGGCTTGTACGGTATCGCGCACGTCCATGCTAACCACTTGGCTGCGCCCGTCCTCTTCGTCACCAAACGGTTGCCCGCGATAATATTCGGTGGCCTCCGCCCTTACGGGCGATATGGTGTTGTCGATGTAGTCGATCGCGTCGTCGATTTCCTTGCCGACAATGCCCTGCAGCTCGTCATCGCTCATTATGTTGGGGTTGAGCTGCTGCTCCACCTGATTGACCAGATCGTTGATCTCATTTTTCATTTTCATCAACCTTTCGCTGGTCTGACTTTTTCTTTAATGCCGCAATGCACTGCGCCTTAAAATCTCTAACTTTAGTCATTGTACCCAAGCCTCTTCATTTCTCGCAGCAATATATCATAAGCCTCGTCATATTCAGCTTTCTGGCCACCCTGCCCGCTCATTGCTCTGGGTGTAAACTCAGGATCGCGCACCATAAATACAAGATCCGGCCTGCCTTCGTTAAATCTAGCATTAGCCTTCATAAATTCATCTACGGCCTCGTCTCCGATTTCGGATCTAAACATTTCTTCATCAAACCCAACGCGAGATACTGGTTTAAACCCAGCTTTGCCGTAAAGATTGGTAAGCTCAGTGTCAAACGCATTCAAAAACACGCCGCCGTCATCTTTAGCTCGCTTCAATGCTTTACCGGCAAAACCTTTCATCTTGGAGTCTTTGCTCTTAACCAGCGAGACAATTTCGCCTTCTGGTGAAATTGCATAACCAGCGTCAGCATTCGGGGAAGCCGTCATGCTCATACCTTTATAAGCTTCTGGCTCATAAACGCTAACCTGAGATCCAAGCGGCCCCTGACTGTCTTGAGCATCAGCCAAAATCCCTTGAAAATATTTTCTACCTTCTGGCGTCTGAGGTATATCAACAAGCTCCGGAGATTGACGCGCGTTCCTATATGCCGCCTTTAAGCCAGCACCGCTTCCGACAATGTCCAAAATGCTTAGTGCCGCATTGCCAAGCGCAGCGCCGCGATTTCCCTGCGCCGCCTGCGTAAAAGCCTCTCCCGCCATCAAGCTTCCAGCAACCATCGGTGTTGCGTTGGCAACGCCGAGCGTTTCTAAAAATGGAAGCTCCGATTGTGGCCGCGCAAATGGCCTGCCTAAGATCCCTTCGCTGGTGCGGCGCGCCATGTAAGGCGAAAGCCCCGTTCTCTGCAGGCTAGACGTTAGCCCCTGACGTGCGCGGCCAATAAACCCTTCAGCCGGCGCAGCGGAAAGACGCGCTGGCGGGTTGGTAACGGTTACCTTTCCTGTCACAGCGTCTTGGATGACAACAGAACCGTCCGGCTGCGTGTAGTACCTATTCTGCATCTTCATCCCGCTCTTCTGTAACTTTAACGTGATACCCGCCTTCGAATGATCCGTCTTCGACCTTACTGATGATTTCTATGTCAAAAGACGGGTTATCCTTAAATAAAGACATTCCAAAATCGTTCATTTTCATTTCATACGTCAACGTAATCATTGAATGCCCCTGTCTTGAAAATAATTTAATATGTCAGATTGGTTCTGATTTTGCTGTACCATCCCCGCAGCTCCCAGCCCAAATATGGGGATTGACCCGCGCACCATGCCCTTCACGACGTCTTGCGGCTTCATGCCCGTCACTGAGCTTGTGCGCTCAATGGCTTCGTTTACAAACTGGATCATCGGCTTTCCGATTTTTCCTGATCCGCCATGCCATGCAACCTCTTGAAACCCCATAGGGGTGGTGCGATTTTTATCGGCCAGCTCCACAGCCACTTCTTCAACGGCGCCATATGTATTGGGGGTTGGGACGTTCATGCCGTATCCCATTGTCATCATCTGCTCGTCCATGGTGGCTCGGTCAGCGGCGCCTTGAAAATTTGTTGAAAAATTGAACCGCTTTGGGTTGGTTCTGGGGTTTATCTCTCCGGCAGCCTCAACCTTTTTGGCTTGAGCGGCATTTGTTCCTAAAAACCTGCCGCCAATAGGATATGGAAAGTCAAAAGCTTTTTCCGGCAGGTTTGCGCCCTGCACCTTTCTGAAATTGTCATATGTGGCCATAAGTAGGTTTGCCGTTGGATCTGCGCCGCCAGTCCATGCCGCCATCGGGTCAGCGAACATCGCCGTAAACATCTTACGACCCTGCTCTGGGCCATATTCATCGATAAACTCTTTTTCGAGCTGGCCCATAAAATACCAACCTTGCGTCTCGGGGATATCCAATCCTTTTAGATACGCCTCCTGCAGCCGCTTTTTGCTTTCTGGGTTGTTGTAAATTTCTCTATATTTTTCAATGGTTTCCTGCTTAGCGGGCAAAACCTGCAGCGTTTGATTTGGCTGCGAAGCGATTGGATAGTTTTGCCTATTGACCGGAAATCTCTCGGAAACATCAAAATATGGGTCATAGTCACCGGCGTTAACCCGTTTGACCGCAGCATCGCGGGCTTTCTTTACCTGCTTTGCTTCTGGGCCAAGCTCCTTAGCGAGATATTCTTTGCCTTTTTTCTTATCAAACTTGAGAACAGGCGGCATCACTTCTGGGTATCTGCCGCGCATTGCCGCTCTGATGATATCGTCAAGTATGCTCATTTTCTGTTCCTAAAATAATCAAGCAAACCAGACATAACGCCGGTCATGCCGCCCACTCGGCTGCGCTGATCTCCAAACAATGTTTCTCCAAGAGCGCGCGCGCCAAATTTGGCGGATTGGACGTAATCTTCCTGCCTCGCCAGCTCCATAGCATCGTCAAACAAACCGCGCGACCGCATGGCAGATTTTTGCGGCGTGGGCATCATAGAAGCCGATTGCGACAGGGATGCGCCGACACGCGGGCCCACTCCCTCAAATAATTGCGCTGCCACCGCCTGATTGGCGTCAGCGGTGTATGGATCGCCGTAAAGGCGTGAAAACTCGTCAAGAGCGCGCGCAATCGTAGCGTCGGAGTAAAGAAACCCCTCCGGCCCGTCTTGGCGCATGGCGAAAGCGTTTTTATCGTCGCCAGTTAGCTCTGCGTATTGCGTTCTAAGCTCCATCGTATTCATCTTAACACTTCCACCTTCTGCGTGCTGCCTTGCCGCGTTCACCCGTCCAGCCGCGTGAGCGGGCGCAGAACGACTTTTTACGCGCTTTTTCTGATTTCGTTTTGGGGTTGGGCGCCGGCGCTTTTAACTTGCTGCCGGTGGCCTTGTTGTACTTCGCGCGCCCCTTGGCGGTCAAACCGCCGCCACGCTTCACCGAAAGCTTCTCGCCGCGCCCAACAGATAGGCTTGGGCCTGATTTGCGCTTGGTCGCCATTACGCCCTCTTCACTGCGCGTTTTTCTGCAGCCGTGTAGGACGCGCGCTTCTTGCCGGAGCTGGTCGCCTTATTCTTGGCGCGAGATCCGGCTGCCTTCTCGCCGGCGGACAGGCTTTTGCGCGCTGATTTGGGCAGATAACGGCTTTTCTTCTTTTCGCCCGTATATCCCCAATCCTGCTTGCTCCACTTGGACAAGCTGTTGCCGCTGCTCTTTGAGCCAGAATAACCGCCGCCGGCTTCCTTGTAATACTTTGTGGCGAGCTGCATAGCACGCGCACTGTGCCCGCCCATCTTCGCCTTGGCTCGCGCCTTTGACTTTTCCCATAGCTTCGGGTTGGTCTTCTTCGCCGTCGCCATCTACGCTCCTTCGCCCCACTGGACGCACTGATAATCCATTGCGCGGTATGCAGGAAACATCTGCCGCGCGTATTCGAGCCCGCTCGGTATGGATTGTATGCACTGGCTCTCGCTCTGCATCACGGGGCTGCCAAACGAAAAACAACCGCCATCAACGCTGCAAAGCAAAAGCAGCGCCGTCCACATTACTTCTTGCGGGCGGTCATCGTCCGCTTCGTCGTTGTGCCGTACTGCTTCGGCTTCTTCGGCTTCGACTTCTTTTTCTTTTTCATCGCAGCGGCTGCAGCCTTTTTGCCTGCGGCTGTGTACGGGTACGTTTTCCCATCTACATTTGGCATAAAAATCTCCATAATAGCTCGCTACATAATACCATTAAAACGCCAAAAAGAAACCCCGCGCGCTGGGAGGGCGTTCGCGGGGTTCAAGTTGCGCGGGCACAGGGAGGAAAACCCGCTTGAGGTGCAGACGTGGACGTCGAAACCACTCTGAGCAAGACCAAGGTAAACTTTTTTCAAAGAAAATGCAAATAGCTGCATTTAGGGGGGTTGCACCTATGTTAACAAAATGTTAACGTCAGGTATAAATCAACAGGGGCTGCGGCCCCGCAACGCTCGGGAGGGCAACATGACCAAACTAAAAATCAAATCAATCAACCACGGCGAAACCAAAGCAGACAAAAACCGCTACTGCGGCCCCGCCGTCATCAGCGCCATCACAGGCATGACCACTGGCGAGGCTGCGCGCCTGATCCGTCACGTCAGCGGGCGCAAGTCTATCAAAGGCTCTTCTGTCTGGGAGGTGACGCGCTCCCTCGAAATGTGCGGCGTCGACAGCAAGCGCGAAAGCTTCGGCCTCGCGCTGGGGCGTAGCAAAGGCCCGACGCTGGCGGCGTGGCTCAAGCACACCGTCAAGCAGCGCACCGCCGACCGCGTATTCCTGATCGTCGCGGGCTGGCACTGGCAGCTTGTGCAAGGCCGCCGCATCGTGTGTGGCATCCTCGGCGATCCCACTTCGATCCGCGACAAGCGCGTCAAGCGCCGCGCACGCGTCGCCGAGGTGATCGAGCTGCACTCAATGGGCGCGATCACCAAGGCCATGGCAGCGGCCAAGCCAAAGCGCGCAGCGCAGCCTGCCGACAGCGACCGCGCTAAGGCAAAGCGTCTGGCCGCCAAGCTCGGCTTCACCATCGAAAGCCAATACGACACATATTTCGACGGCAGCCGCCAATACATGTATTGGATCGACGGCGCAGATAAATACGTCGATGAAGGCGTGGTCGAGTATTCGTGCCACTACTCATGGTACGACGTCCTCGACAGCCTGCAGGCCATCGAGGCGCACAAGCCCTAAGCAATCCCCTGCAGGTTGCGCTTGAGCGCGCCACGCCAACGTGACATCGGCCCGCTCAGGGCCGTTGCCGCGTCTGACGCCATCGTCAGGCACACGGCGTCGGCAAGGTCAGGCGAGCGCAGGCCGCG